TAGCCCACTCGGTAATAAGCAGGTTTAAACTACGGCGAGCAGTACGGAATTGATATCCAGTACGCAGCTCCACACCACAGCGCTCATACGCCTCTTCCATCAACTCATTGAGATCAGGATTAAATGCAGTGGTAGAAGTAGTTACTGCCATAATTAAACCATTCTTCCTTTAGTCTTACCACGTTGAGCAATACCATCACCACGAGATGATGCTGATTTTACCTTGCCGCCTTTTTTCATACCATCCATCTCAGCAAACGCTTTTGCTTTTCGCTCTTCCGGTGTCATTGACTTACTATTTTGCCCAGAGCTATTAGAAGAACCGCGAATATTACGTATAGCGCTATCTACATCAGCTTTTCGCTTATCAAACTCTGCTTTAGAAATCTCTTCATTGTTGTGTACATATTTACCATCCACAACACGAAAAGTATTCTGCGATGCTGCTGTATTAGCCATTATTTCCTCGCAGCTCTCATATTATCAACGAGATTTGGATACGGTCTACCAGCAGCTTTCGCCATAGCCTTAGCTGACTTCTTCTTAGCTGAGGTTAACTTCTTTGGCTTACCTAAATCTTTAGGACGAGCCTTATCCCACACCTCTCCACCATCTTTATATTGAGTAAAGTCGGTCTCATCCCGACGGGGCTTTTTTTCACCACCGGGCATTTTGGAAGGGCGGATCGCACCCATACCACGAGAGGCCATCATTAGCAGTACCCGCCTTTTTTCATGCCTTTGTTGCCTGCCATTACAATCATCTTGCCTTTGGTTTTGCCTTTAACAGCAACGCCATCACGGCTAGGAGCAGCAGTTTTAACTTTACCCATAGCTGTCATGCCGCCTGAAGCCATCTTCTTAGCAGCCATTCCACCTTTAGCCATCTTGCCTTTGCCATCCGCTGCAAATGCCGGTACTTTCTGACCATCTTTCATAACCATAGGCATACCACCATCAGCATAACCACCCATAGCCATCTTCTTGGTAGCACCACCCTTAGACATCTTTTTCATTTCAGACTCCTCGTGTTTAATCATAGATTTAGAAGCACCTTTCTTTTTCATGAAAGCTACTTCCTTTTTAACCATTGCTTTAGATTCAGCCATACCACCACCCGCTTTCGTAAACTCTTTACCCACAGATTGTGGCACTCCGGCCTTCTTAGCAAATGCAGGATTGTGGGCAACCGCCTGCATAAACCTTTCTTGCTTTTTACTAACGGTAGGCATTAGTACATCTTTCCTCTGGTCTTACCACGCACAGCGCAACCATCAGCGCGGCTGGAAGCAGAACCACCTTTGGCTTTTTTAATTACCGGAGTAGTAGGTGCTTTAGGATTAACCAATGTTTCACCACTCAGATTCTTTTTAGTATCTTCGTAGCCTTTGTTTTGCATAGCATCCATCTTGTCGTACAAACGATCAAGTTCTGGAACGCTTTCGCCTTTAGCGCGACGAGATTCAAGTTCACGAATCTTGTTTTGCATTTGAATTAAATCAGCCATGCCCTACTCCTTGCCCAATAAGTTGATCAATTTTTGCTTCCAAACGATTGAAGCGTTGATCAATGTGGTCTGTAATTCTTTCAACTTCTGCTTTAGTAACGTTATCACGGGCAATCTCCTCACGAGTCTTATTCAATAAGATCGTAATGCGCGCAAGTTCAGAGAACTTTTCGTGCGCTATGTAAGCAAATAGACCAGTAAACAGCGTCAATCCGCCAGTCCAAGCAACTGTAAATTCCATGCTTAACATTTCCATCTCTTTAAACTGGCTGCCTTACGAGTTGGTCTACCTTTCTCGTCCTTCATCGGACCCGGCATTCCACTCATACGCGCACAGAATGATTTCTTACGTGGACCACCTTCAGGCTGTGGAGCCTTTAAGTTTGATCCAGTTGCTTTGTTGTACTTTGCACGACCTTTGGCAGTCAACCCCGCCCCTTTAGCGACCGGTAGCTTCTCGCCACGACCTACTGCAAGGGATGGAGTTTTCTTAGCCATAGAACACCGTCGCTGCATTTACGTTAGATAGGTCTACGTATAGACTTGTTTGGAAAACAATCCCCTCACCGGGAATCAACACGTAAATAGTAAACGAATCACTAGTACCTACATCAAGCTCACAAAGGACTGGACCAGTAGAACCGCCGTCACGAAATTTAACAAATCCATCGGATGCATTCCCACGATAAGACACGCTTTTTAGGCGTGTTCTACCATTAAAAGCAGTGCCTGATGCTGTTAGGTGTGCTGACTTAACGTCTGTTTGCATCATGATGATGCCTCCCTAATTAGTTTTGAGTAGCAGTAGGGTTAGCGTTGCCATTAGTGTCACGAACAACATACTGAATTACAACAGTAGCAGCACCAGTAGTTAATGATGTACCAGTAGCAGTGTAAGTAATCAAGTCGTCAGTAGTACCAGTATTAGCAGCAAGAGCAGCGAAAGTAGAAGCAATCGTTACATTAATAAAACCAGCGCTAGTAATAGTAGAAGCTGTAGCTACATCAGTACCACCAATCGTTATCTTCAATGTAGTAGCGGAACTAAAGTCAGCAGACGTAATGATCTGAACGCCAGTAATTAACGAGCCAGCAGGAATTGAACCCAAAGTGCCAGTCAAATTAGTAAACGTATTGAAAGTTACAGGAATAGTTTGAGCAACAACAGTTGCGCCCATATTACGGATGGTACCGGCAGTAGTGCCAGTGGTGTTCTTAACGGTGCCTAATAACCAAGGACCTAGGTGCGTAGCGAAACCCATGATAAATTTTCCTCACATGCAAGTTAGGCGTATCTATCTGCATGTCGTCAGCCGGGGCTGTTAGATACACCGGAATCCCGGATTAAATACATTTATACTCTTAGTTTGCTATTCGGTCAATACGTTTCTTTTGCGCCTATTTTCAGTAATTGGTATTACTTGTAAATTCCAAGAAACATGCAGTCCACATACTAATTTACTGCTTAATGGGACGATATGATCTACCTCCCAAGACATCCCAGATTTAATAGTTTTTTGTCTCGCTAGTTTGTATATTTTTTCTATTTCTTTTATATCCGCCCATATTGGAGTGGCAAGTTTTTTTGCGGCCCTACGTTTGGCATATCTAGCTGCTGCTTTACTTGGATCTTTTGCGTAAGTTTTTCTACCAGATTCAAGTGCTTTAATTGGATTTGCTTTATTCCATTCAGTAGATAATTTTCTACAACATGTAATACATGCATGGTTTTTTACATATCTTGGAGACATATGTCCATGTTTACATGAAACTCCTGTTGTATAGGTTGATAATCCTAAAGCAATTGCTTCATCTCGTATTGGATTTGATTTTCGCATGTGAGGAAATATACCACAAAAAAGGGGAGTTTTTAGCTCCCCTTTTATTGCTACTTACGCAGCGCCCGGTGATGCAAACATACCGAGTGGATCAGACCAACCAAACGAATAACGCTCACGAGCCTTGTAACGAACGTTACCAGTATCGAAGTCGCCGTCCATTGATTGAGCCAGTGGGCTACGAACAAAGTGCTTCATGCCGTTAGGAACGTCGGTAGTTAAATACCAGCCGTTTGTATCGGTCAAGAAGTGATTTACTGTGTAGCCTTCTGGAATCGAACCATTGTTCTTCAATGCGTTGATATCGTTATCAGTTGTACCGACGCGGAGTTCGGTTTCTAACAGACGAGTTGCAACGAATTGCAGAGCTGGTGGAACGATCAGCTTGCGTGGTTTAGCAGCGATTAACAGACCACGTTCATCAGTCCAACCAGCGATTTGAATTACAGCGGCTTCCAAAGAAGTCTCATTCAAGTCGGCAGCGGTTGATGGTGTGTTGCTGTTGGTGCCACCAGAAACTAAAGGATGTGCAGTTGAGAACAATGCAACGCCATCACCACCAGTGTAGGCGGAGCTGAAGCCGTTGTTCAAAATTGCAGCAGCTTTAACTTGCTTGGTATAAGCCATCGAACGAGCCAAAGCTTTTGTATAACGTGCAGACAAAGAGTCGTACAAGTTATCTTCAATTGCTTCTTCGGTCAGAGAGAAACCCTGAGCGATTGTTTCGTGGTTATAGCGAGCAGTCCAAGCTTCTTGACCGTTGTCGTAACGAATAGCAGAGCCTTCGTTTTTAACAGGTGCGGCTGAGAAGCCAGACAGTTTTGTTTCTTCTTCAAAGCTACGTTCCGATGTTTCGGTTTCGTAGATTTCTTTATGCTCTTCGCCGTAGCGAGCATATTCAAGACCAAACAGAGCGTTCAAGCCCGGTAAGAGTTCTTTCAGTAGTTGTGCGCGTGAAATAGCCATTATTTACTCCTTAAGCACCAGTGGCAGAATAGTAGCCATGCAAACCTTGGTTCAACTTAACCAAGACTTCTGGGTACTGGGTGAATACGATTGTTGAGCTTGCAACAAATGCAGTTGCAGGCGGCTGATTCAACACAACAGTAGTTGCGCCCGCAGAAGCAGCGGTATCAACAAATGAACCTGAAGCAATGATCTGACCATTAGCTGCAACTGAAGCAACGTCTGTTCCTACCGGTAACGCAAAAGGTAATGCAGAAACAGTGATCGTGTTGGTAGAAATGCTTGCGTATACTGCACTGCCTAAACTAACAGCAGTATCAGGAACAACACCAACTACACGTAATGGTAGAGTGGTTGTTACTGGGGTATCAGTAGGCGCTAAAACAGCATTTGCTGAATTACCAGTATTTGTGCTGCCAGTGTTGTTGATAGCGCTGACGTTGCAACCAACGATTGCATTTGAGCCAGAAGCCATAACTACACCAGAAGAACAAACAGCAGCTTTAAACACTGCATCTGGATCATCAGATACGTAAGCTTGTGCATCGCCAGCCAGAGTACCAGAAGGCCAGTATTGGCTGAACTGCTTTTGCTTAGTAACAGGGCTAGTAAAAGTGCAGCCCAAGAAAATACCAACGGTTTGGTTTAAATCAGTACCAGTAGTTACTGATACTCGCTGTAAACGACCGCGTGATAAAGTAACAAAATCGCCATAGAAAATGTCGGTTGAATAACCGTAAATGATAGGGTACATGCGGGTTGAACCTGCAAATACTTGTCCACCAATCAAATTCACTGGCTGTAGGCCGTAAGGCTTGTCTACAACAGGATATGCCATAATTGACTCCAAAAATTAAAAGTTACTTGCCTTTGCCAAAAGTAACCTCTGTTTTCCGTTCATTAAAGAGCGGCATACGAGGATCGTTTTGACGCATCAAATTGTTGTCTACAGCCTCAATCTGCCCTTCGGCTTGTTTCTGGTAGTAGCCGTTGCGCTGCTCCACAAACTCAATTGGGGTCTTGCATAACAACAATCCACCGACTTCGATATTGTCTTTAAAACGACTATTCGGGTCAGCTAGCAGTTGAAATTTTGGTTGCTCCTCTAGCTTTACAGGCTCCCACCCTTCTCTCATTTTTGCCGAGATATTACGTGGATCAGCATTGTTCAGCGTTGAGACGCGAACCCATCGATATGCGTAACCGGGCTGTCTGTCTGGTTCAGGCAGAAGCTCTGGTGGCGCCCACTGCTTTGGACGCTCAGTTTCGGAACGCGTTTCTATACTACGTGGTGTTCTACTTTCAGCCATTGTTGGCCTCCATTCTTAGTTTTTCACGGACATATTGTTCAGGACTTAATCCCAAACGCTTGGCTATATTTACCTCTGACTGCTTAAGCTTCACCTTCTTGGACGGTGTGCTGCGAGTCGCGGGTGCCACGACCGTTGAAACTCGTTCGGTACGTTGCGGCTTATTCCGCTGCGTTACCTCAACTTCTTGCTCATCTTCAAAGTAATCAGGAAAACGACGACGCATCGTATCGTCCACCTTTTGCCAGTATTCATCAGTAGATGGATAACTAGCGCCGTACTGTTTCACCAACTTTTGGTGTAAGCCAAGTGCAAGACTTGTCATCTCCTCGTCTTTACCGAACCAGTCATTGCGCTCTTGCCACGCAACAGTCCTTTGGTCAGGACGAGGCACTTGTGCTTCAGGTACGCTTTGTACAACACTTTCTTCTTCATGTCTAGCCGGAACATATTCTTCCGCACGACGAAGTTTGTAATTAGCATCAGCAATTTGCTGTTGCGCCTCTACCAAACGATCCGAGTCACCCATGTCATACGCTTCTTTGTATGCACGTTTTGCAGCATTTAACTCTAATTCAGCAGCATTTTTGTAAGTGTTTAAATAGCTTTGTTCTCCATTTGAAAGCTTGGATTTAAGCTGTTTATTCTCCGCAAACATGCGCTGTGCCATGTCTTCAGCAGCTTGGCGTTCACGTAAAGCTTGTTCTTTCTCTCTACGTTCATCGTGCCAAACTTTATTCAATGCTCGTAACTTGGCTTGAGCGTCTTCGGAATACTTCTCCAAATCATCATTCTCAAGTTCATCACGAACTTCTTTTGGTAGTGGCTTACGACCACGATCCAGTGGCGGGGTATCGTCTTCAATCTCTAACTCAAACTCTTCTTCCTGATTTTCGGCAGAAAGTTTAGAGTCTTTATCCTCGACTTCATCGGGGAACTTGTACTCTTCGTTCATATCTTCTCCTTAAGCACGGCTTATTCCGCGCGGGTCATCGACAACTGCTTCAATGGTGTCATCATTCAATAACCGAAACTCTCGGCCATGAATCTTCAACCTCGTACCAGAGTTTGGTCTGGCTAATACAAAATCACCCTGCTTACACCAAGGACCAGTAGGAAACTTCTTCTCGTCTTTGTATGCATCAGGACCTAACTTAACTACAAAAAATACAGTAGCTAATACTTCTTCGTAACGACGGGTTTCATCCGCTTTGATAATTCCACTGTCGTACTTCTCTTCTGCTTCCGGCAACGTTACCAAGATGTGGTAGCCGCATGGTTCTGGAAGTTGTTTCGCCTTCTCTTCTGCCGTTTGCGGAAGAGTTGATGTTTCACCGCTGTCTGTCGCGATGGCTATTTCACTCATCTGAATGCTCCATAGTTTTTGCAAGGTCAAGGATGTAGCCTTCTATTGCAGAATAGCCTTGTATTACTCCGCATAGTTTTTGATACTCCGGAAAGTCTTTTGCTGCTCCACGAGCCATAGCTTCCGTAACCATAGTTCGCTTCTCTCTTATTTCTTCTACTACTACTTGTAGTACTCTATCCATCATTCACCCTTCTTTGGTTTGTTGGATTGTTGCGATTGCCTTAGTGATACTCTTTCTTGTTGCGCCATCTGAGCTGTGGTTCGTGCAACTTCTGCTCCTATACGCGCACCTTCCATTGCTTGCTTTGCTTCTAGTACTGCTTTGTCGTTGCCTACTTTGGCTCCGAGCTGCATACCTGCAATTTCTTTCTGTGCTGCAATGCGTTCTTCTTCGACCCGTATTTGGTCTTGCTTTGCTGCTGCATCGATCAAAAGTTTTTGTTTCTTTATCTCGACTTCCTGTGCCTTCAACTGCAACTCTTGCTGCTGCATCTGAACAACTGGATCTTGCGCTGCCTGTTCGGCTTGCTTTTGCGCCATCTCCGCTGTGTCTTTCTGCAACAGTTTTTGTGAAGCCATTGCCATCATTCTGGAAATCTCGACTTCCATTTCTGGCTCCATCTCCTTGTCCATCTCTGGCATAGGAATACCCATCATTTGCTCTATCTCTTTACGATATTGGAATGCAACGTGTTCATTAATATGAGCCATCGCAGCAGCCATAATTGTTTGAGCTTGTGGATTTTGTCCAATGATTTGCGCCATCTTTGGATCTCTCATAGCTGCTGTATGTACAGCTATATGTGCTTCATGATCTTGATACACGAATGCTTTAACAGGCTTCATATTTAATAGAGCCATGTTCTCTGATACAGGGTCTTTTGGTTTCTGATCTTCAGCACTCGGCACTAACTTGCCAATGTTCTTGACACCTAAGACTTCAAGCATCTGACGGTTCAACTCAACCATGTCGTATATCTGTGGAGTAGCTTGAGCCATCTGCATGACTGCTTGATACTGCACAACCTTCTGCGACATTGTTGCCGCATTAGGATCAGACACTGGCATTACTTCCACTAAATCATAATCAGACTTCTTAGCTTTACGTGGACCATCAACTGGATCGTAGCTATATTCTTCAGGCGTATAGTTAGCAATGATTTCTTTTAACAAGCGGAACTCTTGTTTCATTGCATAGTGAATACGTGCTTGTACTGCACTCATCACTTTTAACGTGCGCTCTAATATAGCTAGTGTTGTACCAACTGGTGAGTTGGCAGACATGTCCGATACTTTTAAATCAGCAGCAGAAGCAAAGCGACGACCTTCTTCTACAATCTGATTCATCAGAGTCAACAACACTTGACTTGGCTCTTTATATGGTAGAGGTAAAATGTTATCGCGTATGGTGCCTGACGCTACATCAACATCTCTAAATTCGCCGGGACTAATAGGTGTATCGTCACCCTTAACACGCATACCCTTAGTCTTTAAACCACCGGGTAAGTTAGATAACGTACCAGCATCAACTAACTGACGAATGATTGATGTACCTGATTTAGCAAACGCGCCAATCAAGTGAATCAAACCAAACGCATAGAAACCAAAGCCCGGTATATATGGATAGTGAACTAGATGAACACGCTTTTGTTTCATCTCATCATCAGGGTGCCAGTTACGACGAATAGCTAGAACTTCTGTCGTGCCTTTTTCAATCGTAACGATGTAAGGCAATGCTATACCTGTAGGATTACCATCTTCATCTTTATCTTCGTAGCCTTCAAGATCAAGGTCTACTTGCATTTCTAAAATCTTATAACGATCATCCGCAGTAGCACGGAATCCCATCTTCTCTGCAATCTTCTTCTCTACATCATCCAACGTATTAGTTGGCTCACCTAACTCGATGTCTCTATAGAAGCCTGCTACCTGTAACTTTCTTAATTCATTTTGTGTCTTACGCATCACATGTGTTACACGCGGTGCTGACTCCAAATCACTTGCACCATACGGCACAACGATATCTTCCGCTGGTACATATAAAGCTACTTGTCTATTCAACGATGGATCAAAGTAAACTTTCTTAAATGCGTTACCTGATAAACCCAAGCCCCACAATAAACGCTCTTGCTCTGGACGATACTCAGGCATCTTCTCTGTGAGCTGATAGTTCATATCATCTCTTACTCTTTCCGCGGCTTCCTTCTTCTTGCGGGTTTCCTTACCGATAATCTGCGTCTTGACAGGACCCGATGCAGGAAAAGTTTCCATGATCGTTTCGCTTTGGAACTTGACCAGAGCTTCAGATAAAAGGGGATGATATACACCACATGCTCCTTCCCAAGGTTCAGCACGTTCTTCAATCTTCATACCTAATAGCTCTAAGCCATCAACGTATGTTTGCATCCAATCTTTACGCGACGATACGTCATCATCGTAATCAGCTAACAAATCGCCAGCTATAGTAGTTAATTCATCTTCACTAATATACTCAGCTAAGTTTGCATCAAAGTCGTCAGTAGACTCAACATCTGGCTCAATCTGAATCTCTAATCCACCAAGTCCTATAGTTACTGACTCCGGGTCTTCAATCTCTATTTCAATATCAGGGTCCATTACCTCTTGGTCCATACCAAGTGGTGCTTGATACAATGCTTTGTCAAAATTAGTAGCCATGTTAATTCCTAGTAGTAAGACCGTTTGCGACGAAAGCCGAGATCCTCATCTGCTTCGTCTGAATCTAGTCGTAAAAATCCGCCCTGTCTGAATCTAATCAGTGCCTGTGTCGCGGAGTCAGTTAAGTCATCATGCTCGGCGTTTGGAAACCTTGCCATCTCTTCAATAAGTTCGTCAGCCCAACGGGTTTCTGGCGCCCATACTTTACCTGATCTAAATAAATCTGTAACTGAATTTAGACGTACAAACTTATCGTTGCCACGTACCGGCGTATAGTCTGAAACCATCACGCCCATCCGTCTTAATTCAAAAATCAGTGGCGCTCCAGCAGCTTTAGCCTCAATAATACAAGCATCTGGCTGCCATTCATCATACATTCTCTTGGCATTGTCCTTTAACTCAGGAAATTCCCACTTTTCCTTCAAAGCATCAAGCAATATGATGTTCACATCACCCTCATCCTCGTTTAAATGAAAAACTCCCCACGTTGTACACGCAGAATAGTCGGCGCGTTGTGATTTAGTGAACGCAGTGTCCCAGCTTTGAATAATAAACTCACATCTTGGTGGTCTATCACTCTCCCAACGACGCCACCAATCTCTTTTTACGATGGCACCCTCTTCTCCAGTGGGTTTTTGCTGGTACTGAGCGTTCCATTTGTACGGTGGAAGCTCTTCTTTTAGTGCAGATAGCTCTTCTAACGACCAAAACTCAGGCCAAAGCGGTCTGCCAGACGGCATTATTGCCGGTAATTCAATAACTTCCCACTCGGAAGCGTCATTCTTTAACACTTTTCCGGTCAAATCTTTGTCTGACCAGCGTGTCATCACGATAATAATTGCGCCGCCCGGCTGTAAACGTTGCCGTGGTCCTGATGTATACCATTCATACACAGAATCAAAGACGGTTGGGTCACCCTGCGCTAACCTAGCTTCTTGTTCGGAGTGCGGATCGTCAATAATAAGTAGATCGGCACCCTTACCAGTAACAGTACCGCCAACGCCGATAGCAAAGTAATCCCCGTTATGGCTAGTAGCCCATCGACCAGCGGCCTTTGAGTCTGCGCGTAACGAGACATTGGGAAAAATCTTCGAGTATTGTTCTGAGTCAACTAGGTTCCTCACTTTCCTACCAAAGCCAACAGACAAATCCGCCGTGTTGGAACATTGAATTACCTTCTTATCTGGGAACCTTCCCAAGAACCAAGCTGGCAACATATTCGATGCAAACTCAGACTTAGTATGACGAGGCGGCATATTAATAATTAGCCTTTTTAGTTTCCCTTCGGCGATCTCCTCGAACTTCTTAGCCATTAAAGCGTGGTGTCGCCCGTGAATAAATCCCGGCCACATTTCTTTTACGAAAGCCATAAAGTTCTTTTGCGCTTTTTCACGCACCAACGCATTACTGTGTTGGCTCGCCAACTCCAACAGCTTCTCCTGTTCAGGGAGTGGAAGCTGGGCGATCAAACGCTCAATAGTAGATTGCTCAATATTCATTAGTAACTAGCTTTATCATGCCAAGGGGTATTAGTTGCTCGCTTCATATCTGCGGGAGACAAAGTATCCGGCACTGGATTTGGCTTCATTGCTTGGTACTCCGCGTCCAACTCCCTCCACGCGTCCCACATTTCGTTCGTCCATACCACACCAGATTTATTAAAGACCCGAACAAATTTCTCCAGCGCATCCATGTCTCCCTCTCCTTCGCGTAGCGAAAAAATTTATTTTATATCCTGTCCCACTGAATCTTCATAACCCAAGCTATCCCGCCCAAAAAAATTAACGCCAACCTATCAGCCACATCCCAACTCGTTACATCCCAGTTCATCATCACAAACCCAAAGACACCCCAAAGCGCTAAGAAAACCGCCGAGCCTTCGCAGAACCCCTTCATGAATGAAGTCATATCTTCATCTCCTTCTTAGCTTCCTTCACCCGCTCCCGCCATTTCCAATTCTGCATTACACAGCACTTACACGGCAGAAGCTTCTCCAGCTTACCCTTTAACTTTAGGTTTGCCGCTGCATTCCCGTGATGTATGCTTTTCATAACTGATGGTCAGTACTCTCGTCTTTTCTCAACCCGCCCGGCCATGACGACACAGCATGAGAATCGCGTTCAATCTGCAACGAGCCAATCGCCATCTCCAAATTCGAGCAACCTCTAACTATTGCCAACGCCATAGTCAATGTATCCACGCGCAGCGCATTCTTATACAACCACAATTCCTTCTCGCCAAGAACCGGGTGCTTTTCAAATTTCAAAATATTGTCATCCATCATTCTATATTCCTAAAGTTTAAATACACCGGACGTACACTCCGTCCCGCGCCCTTCAATCTCTTTAACACTCCTAGTCTGACTAGTCTGTCTATAATTTCCTTAGTATTCCCCATCCCAGTCTTCTGCCTCACCGTACAGATATCCCGTATAGACGGACCATACCCAAACTTCTTCCACCACTCATCTACAACTATAAACACTTCCTTCTGCGCCGGTGTCATATCCATCTCCATACACTCTTCCCTCGTCATCCTAGACTTGGTCGCCATGTCCTTATTAATTAATATCGTTTTCATAATGTTGTCAAAAAATCCTATCTGGCAACGTTGCCAGATGCAAAGTTTTGATAACTGTTTTTTTGATAACTATAGTCGCCATTTTTTTTATATACCCCCCTCCCCATCCTCATTTGGAAAGACATGGGGGTGGGTTCCTATATCAGCACTTAAGTCGGATTGCAGGGAATTTATTTCACTTTCGACAATATTTGGTGAGACTTTGGGTGGAATAGTATGTATGGGAGCTGGCTCCGCGTCGTTTGCAGTTGGGTCGGTGGGGGTATAGTGGGGTTCGGACTCGGCCAAATCATTACCCGTACTGGCCAATTCTTCCAGTAATTCATTGGCGGTCACGTCGACCACATCACCAGACTGGCCTGCCGATAGCATGAGGCCTTTCAATTGACTCATGATCTGCGCTTTGATCTCATCACTGCCATTAACGTGAGTGATCTTTTTAACTTCGGTGAAGGCCGCAACCTCTGTCACTTGCCCCAGCACGCGCGCTGCCTGTATCTTTTGCGCTGGTTTAGTAGCTGGATCGATTAATACTTGAGTGAGTGAATGTAAAACAAGCGATCTCAAGCCAGCAGCAGAGCGATATGATTCTGCCTGTATTGCCAGCTTATACGCGTCGATCTCAGCTTGGATTCTGCTATCGGCCTTCAAGCGACTTGCATTATCTCCCTGAGTTTTCTTTTTACCTTTTGAATTGTAGGCTTTTCGGTAGCTCTCCGCTCCGGTCTCGCCCATTGCGACATTGCGTGCAAATTCCTTTTGCTTGGTGGTAAGTTCGGATTTACCTAAGAGCAAAACGGATTCTATCGGCACTTCCTTTAGTGTCTCCCTTATAGCTTGTCTTCCTATAGTCTTTACTGGCTTCGATGTCATGCTATCTCGCTTCGCTATTCCAACCCGCGCGATTCTACCAGTACAAAACCGGAAATGCAAAATCTATCAATAAACCAGTATTGATTAATAAATACAATCAACTTAATTAACATATGGTATTGCAAACCTCTTGACACAATACAATATTATTGACAGCATACAGTCTCAGTAACAAACCCCGTAAACAACAAGTGAGGAACCTATGAAAGATTTAGTAAAAGCAGTAAAGCAGCACGCAGACGAGAAATTCTCTAATGGCTGGGATTACATAGCGGAGTGCTGGAGCGATGAGGAAATCGCGGCCGAGATCAAAGGTTGTCGTACAGCAGCTGGTGCAATACGCAAGATGGAAAAGATCGCCACTCATTATGCAGAAATGCAATCAAACGCAAGATGGTAAGGGAGCAAACAATGACAACAATCAGATCAACGGATTATGTAGAGCGATATACCAATATTTATCAAGACTACGGTTACGCGAGCCGGAGAGATTATCTTGACTCGCTCGCGGAAGACTTCGGAATAGACAAGCAAACAGTCTATGCAATGGCATCAATACTCGGTAGCACTGAAGACTTCGACGGACTGGTTACAGCGCTGGAGGACGGAGAAGGATTCGGACTATGAATATTTCCCGACTTTTTTCGCTGGCTTGTTGGACTAGTCTTTTCGCGATATTGGCCGGTGTAATCATTGGCGCTGTATCGTCAACTGTAGGTATCGGTCTAGTCTTAATCGCACTACTCGCGCAGATTCTAGGCCTATTGATCGACGCAAGAAATAAACATAAGGATTAATCAAAATGAAATTATTTTATTTTAACTACCATGCAGAATATAAAAATCAAGCCGGTGAATTTTGGGCTTCATCCCGCGAGCGAGTGCAAGAAATGATCATGAGAGTGCATCCCACAGCAACAGGCATTCATATCTGGCTGGCTTAATTTGTTAAATAAAGGACTAATCAAAATGAAAATTGAAATCAGAATCGCTAACAACTATGGCATTGAGACCGCTTATCCAGTATGCGACAAGGCCGTTTTATTTTCCCGAATCGCTGGCACCAAAACACTCACCCGCGACACTTTGCGCCACATCGAGGCGCTCGGATACCAGATCGAGATCGCAGAGCAAACATTCAAGACTTTTAAACACTTACAAACCGCATAAGAGGAAATCATGCAACTTAATACAGAACTTATAAAGCGCTTACGGTGCGACCTATACGGCAACAAAGGAACCGACATCAAGGCCGCTTACGATTATTTGCTGGAATTAGCCGAGAGCAGCAACGGTGAGGGCGCTTTTGTTCTTACGGGCGCTCAGGTACTGGTAAACACTATTTGCAATGCATTACTTGAAAACAATGGAGGAATCTAATTATGGGAAATAGAGCTGTTATTACTTACGCACCATATAACGACAATAACGCTGGCATCTATGTTCACTGGAACGGTGGCCGCGCAAGTGTCGAGGCCTTTTTACAGGTATGCAAAGAACTAGGATACCGCGACCCAGAATGCGACCCTAGTTATGCAATGGCAAGACTTACACAAGTTATAAGCGCTTTTTTTACCGATGGATTATCGGTCGGAATCGGTGCAGTAAAGCAACTAGACCAGCACAACTACGATAACGGGGTTTATGTTATCGGCAAAGACTGGCAGATAGTAGATCGCTTATTCAACGAAGGCCGCGAAGAAATAAACGAGAGCAAAACGGCAGATATGCGCGCTGTAATTATCTCTGCTCTTAATGCAAGCAATCAATTAATGAATGAGGCCGAATAATGGAAAACCCGCACGACTGGACAAATGAAGAAATAAATGAATATTACGACCAGCACCCAGATTTAACGCTGGCCACACTTTCACGCATGACCGGCAAATCAGTGGCCGAATTAAAAAAAATTTTAATGGGAGAGTAAAAAATGATCGTACAAACAAACAACCAAGCCCCAAAGGATTTTCCTATTGCAGTCTATAACCACGAAGTCGAGGCATACTGGTATCTATATTCACTTGAAGAACTAATCGATTTTCTAAACGAGCATGACGAATTTTTTACCTACAAATACGAGGCCACAGAATGAAACGATTCGACTATATACAAGATGCCGGACATGGCTGGGTTAAGGTGCCAGTGTCATTACTGATCGCGCTGGATATTGCCGACAAGGTGTCGCACTATTCTTACTATCGCGCTGGGTTCGGATACCTTGAAGAAGATTGCGACCTATGCCTATTTTTTAATGCATACCATGACCGATTCGGACATGACCCAGTATTACGCGACCGTATCAGCGACCGCTCACGCGTGCGGAATTATGACCAATACAACAAAGCGCACCACAAAATAGAGCAGGCACTGGAAAAGGCCTTGTTAAAAATTCCAGCAGCAGCAGCACTACACGCAGCAGGCCGACTAGAAATAATAATCACATAAAAAAATTCGGGGAAAAAATGAAAGTACACTTCATTAAAAAATCAAATAATAAAAAGACCGGCACAATACCGACCACTTACAGCGAGCGCGATACCTGCCCGCCTTCCTGCCCGCAGTATCGCTCGACCTGCTATGCGGAAGACTTCCACACGCGATTAAATTGGAATCAGGTTCCACAACGCGGCCTATCACTGGCCGACCTATGCAAGGAAATCGCAGCACTGCCAGACGGCCAGATATGGCGCCACAATGTGGCCGGAGACTTGGCCGGAGTAGGTGAGGCCGTTGACGCGGCCGCACTGGGCGAACTAGTCAAGGCCAATATCGGCCGACGCGGTTTTACTTACACGCACAAGAAATCAGCCGACGCGATCAAGTGGGCGAGACACGCGACCGAGTGGGGTTTTACTGTAAACCTATCAGCCGACGACGCAGGAGAGGCCGACACGCTGGCCGCGACAGGCCTTCCAACTGTTTGCATAGTCCCGATGGATACACCAGAGCGCAGCATGACACCGGCCGGAAGGCCGATCACTATCTGCCCAGCACAAACCCGCGAGTATATGACCTGCTCGGTCTGCCAGCTCTGCCAGAAGGCCGACAGAAAAGCGATTATCGGATTCAGGGCGCATGGAAATAATGCCAAACAAACCGACGCGAAGGCCAGACGCGTTATACCTATCTTACAGGCCGCATGATGCAGACCGACCTATTTTCCGCACCACCACCGGCCACAAACCAGCGCGAAAAACCGCAGGCCGTAGAACTTAAACCGCGAGATCAGACGAGCAACTATTACACAATAATTTTAGACAATGGATATCGCATTACTTACAACAAGGAGATCAAGACATGACAAGACGCACCTACCTAAATAATTTATTGAGACTAATGACACCAGCCGAGATCAGACGCAGCGCAGCAAATCCAAACGCATACATGACACGCACGCACGTATTACTACACCACATCGCCCTAAAAAAATTGGGCATTAACTAGGAGATCAGACGCATGAGTTTACTTCAAGAAATGCAACAGTATGGACTAGCAGATTGTGAATTTAATCGGCAATTAATCGGAGATCAGACGATGAAACAAATTGAAGAATACACCAATGAAAAATTCGGGATTCAGGCACGAGTATTCCAAACAGATACCGGATACACAGTCGCATTACATGACCTTGACGCTAACGAGACGTTGAATCACTACTATAGATTTACTTCGCTCGCGCAGGCAATAGTCAAGGCCAAACATTTAGCTAACTTAAACTAGGAGATCAGACGATGAAAGCAGCAATAGAAATTGATGAAAACGTATTCGATAATCAAACAATGATTATTAATTTCAACCAATACAATCAAAAATCAAAACAACCTTCTCATGTTGGTGGTTATGTACGCATAACTAAGGATGATGATGCGCAGAATTTTAGTGTAATTGTTATTAGTGTAGATGGTGACTTATTGTCAGAGACTTTGGTGCCATACGATTTTATACCAGTAGAAGAACTATAGGAGATCAGACGATGGATAAATTAGAACAAGCTGCTTTCGTTGATGCTTTTGGTACACACGTTTCAGGTATTGACGACAAAATAGTTGCTGATTTTGTAGCGCGTTATGAAAGTGGGGAAGATGTTGATTACTCTTGGGAATATACCCCAATAATGGACGCACTAGGAATGTGGCACTCCGCAATTCGTTATCAATTAGAAAGAGCTAGAGATGGCAAAATTTAAAGCGACTGCAGTTTACTACACATATTGCACAGCGATTATTGAAGCTGATAATGCAGAGCAGGCCTACAAATTAGCGAAAGATATGGACGGTGGCGAATTCAAACCATCAAATGAAAATTTTGACTGGCACATTAACGAAGTTACGGAGATCGAATAATGAAAAAAATTACCATTGAAATAGAAGTGCCTGAGAATTTTAACGCTCTCAATATATCTAATCTTATATACGACGCTGAGAAACTAGCGAGTGGAGACTGGCTCGCATCTTGGTGGCACATATCAGACGTACAGGAACGCGCAGAAGAAAACGGTATAGAGCTATCCGACGAAGAGGCTCGCGAAGTGTTGGACTGCATGGAAAGGTATCACGACTGCGAAGTAGGCATCAATTGGTACAGCATGGATGTACACATTGATAACGTAGCTGATGAGCGCGACGAAGACGAGATAGAGGAGATCGAGGAATGACAGCACAATTACGCAATGAATACGTAGCAGTAATCATGTCGGCCGAGCTATTAAAGTTTTGCCGAGAGAACGACCTGCCATTTGAGAGTGCCGACGAACTAGCACTGCGGCCAGACCTTACAGACTTCCAGTTTGGGTTCCTAGTTGGGTACACCCGCCTCTGGGATTCGCTAATAGACTAACAAGGAGATCAGACGAATGAAAAAATACGAGTATGATGTGGACGTTACCATTACCTATGTCAAGACTGTTTCCGTCGAGGCAGTGGACGACGAGCAGGCCGAATACTTCGCGCACAGAGATATGCGGAAGGAATTTGGACTTGATTGTGACATCGAGATCAGAAGCACAATGGCAACAGGCGTAGTACAGGACGAGAGAAGAAGGAAAGAACGGGAGGACTAGTATGTCAGAAGAACTAAGCAATAGAAAAATGTTTACTATTCACCTGATTGAATCCGACTCCGGTTATGTCGAAGCAATAACAGACTATACCGGAGAAGGAGAGATTGTCTTGCGCTTGGGTACTGAGATTCTCAATACCCTTGCACTCATTCAACCATTCACCGAAGGCCGCTTGAGCGTGGCTCATCCGGTGAGATCAGACGCACAGCATTGAACGAGTCAGGCTCTGGGAAAACTTAAACAGGCCTACTCGTTTGTGATAATCATTAGCATCCTCTCCCACAGTATCACTCATCCAATATTTCCAACCAATCTTTTCAGCAGTTGATTGTCCGGTACCGCTGGCATCATTGTCAGCGATTACCAAACCCTCTACCAATCCCTCTGCCACCTTCAGCATATTGCCTGCACTGAAACATACATGGATAGAACATGGCCGCTTTAATTGTTTCATCGCCATGCGTACCGACAGTGCAGTTGCATATCCTTCGCACAAGATATTTAAATCACCACGACCAAACGTGAACGTGGCATTACTTGTACGCTGGCCATATAAAAACTTCTTCGTGCCATCTTCATCAATCATCTGACATCCGACGACCGAACCAGCAACACGCATAGGTATAAGCAGCACTGGCTTACCTGCTATATGAAGTACGTTACCCTGCTCGTCAGGGAATCCCTTTCGATCTAAGTATGCATGACTACACATACCAGAATTATTCAGCATGGTAACTGCTCTCATCGATGCGTCGTTCTGTTTATTACGCACATCATCTGCGGCCTTCTTGATTGATGCAGCCATACCTGTACGATCTACGACAGCATCGCGGTCTGGTTTCCAGATGGACACGACAGTATCCATCGCATGGTTCTGCACGAACCCATGTGTACCCATGTACTTCACTGCACCATTCTTTGAGCGCGGATGATCTTCAGTTGGATATCTTTTCCATACACCAATAGGTGGATAGTCATTGATGATGATGCCAAACGAGCGAGCAAAGTCTATGAAGTCCACGATTACTCATCCTCTCCATGTAACTGGCATGGCTTTAACTTTTCTTTTGGCTGCTCTTTTGGTTGTGGCTTTCCAAAGATCAGATCAAAGTTCTCTCGATACTTATCGGTGATCTCTTTTGTTTTTATCTCATCGCCTGTTATATCGTTGCGTGTTGTCATTTATTTTCCTCTGGAAGTATCTCAAAAAGATCAACTGATTCACTGTAGTATCCATTTGATTCGCCATACCAACGTATGTCTACATAACCTTTGATGGTTGCAAGTTTATAAAACGTCCACGTTGATGAGCCTTCGTAGTACCTATCACCGTCAGGACAATCTTTTTCAGTACCTTCCTTTGATGATTCTTCCGCAAGCAATATGGGATTGCCGATAAGGTCTACCCAATCACCAACAACTGATTCTATATATACTTGCTCACAACAATCTCGCTCGTGTAATAACTTAAACAGACGACCACACTCTGTTTGTATTTCAATTTCATTGTCGTGATCATTGACATGTATAACGCGTGGCGTAAGACCAAGCAGTGTGTTGAATGGTACTAATTTTTCTTTTCTCATTTACTTTCTCCCTGTCTTTTTTAAGAATGCATATAGTTTTTTCTGTACAAACTTTTCTACTTCTTTACTTGGCATTACTACTTGTGAGTCATCAAGTAATCTAGGCCACACACCAAACTTATCTTTATAAGTATTGGCAGCCCTACCTTTCGACCATCCTTTATATCGAATGTAATACTGCATCATCGACCAGAACTCTTGCTTACTAACGTGACCCATAGCACCAGATAATTCTTCCAACTCACCGGCTACATCAATCACCTTGTTAGTACGCTCTCTTACATAGCCACAGTTGTAACAAGTATCACCACCAGACCACAGCACACTGCATGACGGACACTTTGATTCTTTCTTCTCACGCTCCGTAGGTTCAGGCTTTACCTTCTCCTTACCTTCATCAAGTTCGTGTACACCATCGCTATATACGTTCTCCCAATCCTTACGGAAACGTAGATAGTTACCTGAATGATCCAACCACAACGCAAACTCTTTACCCTCATGACCACGCATGACGCGACCCATTTGCTGTATGTGTGATGACAATGATTTACTGAATGGTCTAGCTGATATGCCAATCATTACATCTGGTACGTCAAACCCTTTAGTCAGAATGTCAGTGGCAATTAATCCTGTTATCTCTGTGTCTGCTTTAGAGAAGTCCTCGATCACTTGCTTCTTCCACTCGTCATCATCTTTGTAGCTGATGCATATGAAGTTATGGCCATGCTCTTGGAATTTCTTAGCCAAGTCTGCGCCATGATCTACGCCTGCCGCAAACACAATAGTCTTACGTGGTTCACCGAATACTTCGTGCGTCTTCTTAATCCACTCATCAACTACATCACCTGTAATCTTCTTGCCTCTGCTTGTTGCTTCAGCATTCGACCACTCACCAGCTACCTTCTTCGCGCCAGTCATGTCTATTTCTTTGGCAATGAATACACGTAATGGCACCAGCACTTTGTCTTCAACCAACTCTTTGGTTGTGACTGTGCTGATCACGTTCTCATACACGCGGCCTAAACCTTTTGTGAATGGTGTGGCAGTAAGACCAATCACTCTGATGTCTGGATTGTTCTTGATGAAGTCCATAGTCTGTGCGCGAGTCTGGTGGCATTCATCTACAATCAGAAGATTGAGTCCGGGGAATGAACCACGACGCTCTAATGTTTGTGCTGAACAAACTTGTATCTCTTCGTATGGACGATAACGCCAGTGGCCTGCTTGCATCACACCATGATCGATGTTGTAACGCTCTAGCCTTCCAGATGTTTGATCGCATAGGACTACACGATCTAATAGCATCGCTGCCTTGTTACCTTTTGATTTGGTTGCTGCCATCAAAGCAATCGCCATCTCGGTCTTGCCTGCACCTGTAGGCGCGTAAAGGATTTGCACTCTCTTTCCAGAGAGGAAGCCCTTCCGTAATTCGTCAAGAGTCTTCTCTTGATACGGTCGTAGATTTAACATGTGGTCTCCACTGTTGGCACACATGCTGGCCAACCTCAGCGTTTCACTTCAGTCTTCTAATGATATCAGCTAAGTCATCTGCTGCGGAACTTTTTATTGGTTGATAGTTTTCTTTCCAACTATCACCAATCTTCTCGCACACTGTTGCGCATCGATCACGCTCTAATGATAGTAATGCTTGCACCTTGTTGAGTAACTCTTGCGGAGAGAACTCATAAACCACATGGCTGCCCCCTAAGTGCGGGACTTCCACCATGTGATCATGCAACGCTAGGTATATCTCCTCGCGTGTCATTTACCGCTTTCGTATTGCTTTAACTTCTTCTGGAGTGTGGCATTCTGTTTCATCAACTGTGCTTTCTCAGATTGATATGTGTCGCGTGACTGTCGTGCTGACTTCAATTCTATTTCCAACACACGAATCTTCGCACGCAACTCTGCGATCAATGACTGAGTCATCTCGCGCTCGGCCTGCTCTGGGCTAACCGACACCACTGCCAACTTATCTGTCAACGCTTCGTTCTCTGCTTTCAGCAATTCAACTGCATCGAATAGCTGTTCTTTCTCGTCGTCAACCTCCGGCTCATCTGGCAACGTTTCCAGATGGGAATTTTTGGCAACTTTTTCGTCCTTCTTTTTCATGACATGGGTCTTGCCGTCGCGCTCAAACTTACGCTCATCTGAGCCCAGAGCATCATCTTCACCCTGATTTAACTCTTTACGAATCTTGGCAACAAATGTGTGGCTAACCTCGCACTGTCTAGCAATCTCACGATCACTCCAGCCACCCCACTCAAAGTCATTTAACATACTTGTTACTATGTAAATCTTGTCAGCATTAGTTCTTGGTTTGCCATGCTTGGCATTAGCGCCATAGGAAAACAGGATGGCATCGCGCAATGATCCTTCAATAACATTGCAGTCCATGCTAGGTGCGCCAACCTTTTGGTTAGCATGAAACCTATGGAAACCATCGCCAAGATAGTAATAAGTACCATCATAGAACGCTGTGGCCTGTGGAAATACTTCCCCTGCCAACATCTTCTCTGCGTAGTCATCGACCACTACCCAGTCAATCTCCTTACGAGACTGTGTGCCGCAATCGATGCGGATTTTATCTAAACTTATATGCATTATTTATCCTCAACGAAATCGTGTTAAACCTAAATAAACAATGGCAGCCAATCCTCCTAGTGCCAATCCAATTCCTACTAGTACGCCTGCCAAAAACAAAAGCAGGCTTGCTACTTCGTGTGCCTCCATCTTGCCCCCCTACATATATCTTTTTGAGTTTGTGTTGCGTCAGGATTAAACTCGTAGGTCGTGCAGTCTACCCTATACCCCCGCTGATGCTTCATAACGTACACAAAGAATGCTGTACACACACATGCCACCAATACACAGACAACATAAATTAAAAAATCAAAAAGGTTCTCGTTTTTCATTTTCATTTACCGCATGAATGCTGCTATTGCCTACTAAAAACTTCTCATGCCCTGCTGTCTCTAAACGTCTAGTCAATGCATCTAATAATGTTTCTAAGCCCAGCTTCTCGCCTTTAGGTATGGCTACTGTGGCACTAAACACTATTGTGTATTCATCAAAGCTACTCATGCTCTTGCCTCCTTGCGCTTGCCTTTAGTTTTACGGACAACAATCTCATCCAACATGTCAATGATTGCTGCTGTTTCTTTGTCCATTAATGACAATTGTGTCTTCCACTTAGATATGGTGTAAACCATTTCTTGGAATAATTGATTTCTTAAATCATCATCAGATAAAACATCTGCTGTCATACGGTAACCACCACCGGAGTACTGATCAGAAGACAGGCTGACAAATGCGCGAATAGGAATGTCTGGCGCCTTCTCAATTGTGACTGTGCATTTCTGAATGAGCTGTCGTGCCTGCATCCGACGGAATGCTTCGGCTGCTTTCGTGTCATCCCACTGGAAATGTTTGTGCAAGATACAACGAGGGTCTCTCGCTACACCAAGTACATCCTCCACCATTAGCATACCGCCATGCTGCTTGGCTAGTTGCTCTAAGAACTTTCTTTCTGCTTTCATGTTTTCCATATCAATCCCCATAAAGTTTGCCTGCCTCACCCCGCCCGACCGTACCACTCTGTGCCACTCCTCGCCTGCCGATCCAAAACCAGTCTAACCAGTCCGTTCCCGTCCCCGACATGCCTGCCTCGCCTATCACAACCTCGCCCCACCTTGTCACGCCTGCCTTACCTAACCGATACCAACCATTCCTCGACCAGCCGTACCTGCCCTGCCCTGCGACTCCATAACTAATCGAGCCATGCCTGCCTTGCCAGACCAGAACCTGCCGAACCGCGCCGAGCCGTGCCTTTCGCCACCTGCCGGAACAAACCCCGCCTTACCTCGCCGATACATTCAGCGCCCTGCCTGCCTTGCCACTCCCCTCCATGCCTGTCGTAACCACTCCAAACCACGACGAACCACGCTGCGCCTCACCTGCTATACCGCAAAGCACCGCACCATTCCCCAACAAACCTCGCCTGACCTGCCGTGACCAACCGTAACGCACCGCAACATTCCTAGCTCCGCCTGCCATGCTTCACCTAACCGCGCCTGAACCGGACTTGCCCAACCTGCCATACCCCGCCGGTCCTGAACCAGCCGCAACGTAACGGGCCTGCTGCGATTACTTAATGCCGAATTTCTTGATCAATGCTTTCTGCTGATCATTCGGTACAACTTCAAACAAACCAAAGCCACAACCTGCTGATGCTTTGGAGTCTGGTCTACCTGCACCAATACCAACCTGTAAACCTACACGCGACACCAAGTTGTAAACGTCCTGTGCAGTGAACTGATCCATGTCATAACGAACACGTAGCATTGCTGCCCACTCTCGATACATAGGGCGTGAACGAACGTCAACAACTCCAGTTGCATTACGTGTATGTGCTGTGTAGGTTTCGCTCTCACCGT